CGTTCCTGTTTCCGGGGTTCGATATCATTCCGGTCGAGCTTGTGCCGTTCGTGGCCTACGTCGTTGCGGCGGGCGCTTATTTTGCCGCCGTGAAGTGGGCCCGCCGGTTCAAGACATTCGAGCCGGGCAAGTCAAAGCCGAAGGCCTGATCCCTTTCATCAACCAGACTTCCAGCGACAATCCGTAAAAGGGCCAACGCAGAAAGACTTCAGCGCTCAAACCGCGAAGGATTCATGACATGGCAAGACCAAGTAAATTCACGCAGGCATTGGCGAATGTGATCTGCCGGCGGCTGATGGCTGGCGAAAGCATGCGCCAGGTCGTCGCCGACACGAAAATGCCGGCACAGTCGACAGTGTACAAGTGGCTGGCTGAGAATGAGCGGTTTTCGGAGCAATACACGCGGGCGCGCGAAATCCAGGCCGACACGCATTTCGATGAGATCCTAGAAATTGCTGATGACGGCACGAATGACTGGATGGCGAAGAAGGACAAGGAAGGCAACGTCGTCGGCTGGCAGGAGAACGGCGACGCGCTGCGCCGGTCTGCGATGCGTATCGAGGTTCGCAAGTATAGGGCCGAAAAGCTCGCACCGAAGAAATACGGCCCCAAGGTCGACCTCAGCACTGACGGCCCGATCCAGGTCATCATCAACAAGTAAATGGCCAAGGTGCACCTGCCGCATGGCGGCTGGCGCCCGCGCTGGTACCAGCAGCCGTTCTGGGATGCCTGGCAGAAAGAGGGCAAGGACCGGCTCATAGAGATCGCGCACCGGCGCTGGGGCAAGGACGAGATCTGCCTGCACGGCTCGGTGATCAAGATGATGGAGCGGCCGGCCAACTACTGGCACTGCTTTCCTGAGTACGCCATGGCGCGCAAGGGCATCTGGCAGGCGGTCAACGCGCACACCGGCAGGCGCCGGATCTTTGAGGCTTTCCCGGCCGAGCTGATCGGCAAGATCAACGACCAGGAAATGATGATCACGCTGAAAAACGGCGCGACGTGGCAGGTCATCGGGTCGGACCGGTACAACAGCCTGGTCGGCGGCGGCATTGCCGGCATTACGTTTTCAGAGTGGGCTTTGGCCAACCCGTCGGCTTGGGCCTACATGCGACCGATGCTCGAGGAGAATGGCGGCTGGGCCGCGTTCATCACGACGCCGCGCGGTCGCAACCATGCCCGGGCCATGTACCAGCGCGGACTCAAGTCCGAGCGCTGGTTTTCAGAACTGAGCAACATTGCCCACACCAAGGCTCTGACCAGGGAACAGCTGCAGGAAGCCGAGGACGAATACACCGATCTTTATGGCTCGCTGGCGATCGCGAAATCCCTGGTGCAGCAGGAGTATCACTGCAACTTCAACGCGGCGATCATTGGTGCATTCTATGCCGAAGAAATGCAGGACGTGCGCAACGAGGGCCGCGTTACCGAGGAGGCCCAGGCGCTGCCAGGCTTCCCGGTGCACCGCGCCTGGGACATTGGTGTCAAGGACGATACGGCGATTTGGTGGTACCAGGTCGTCGGCCTGCAGATACTGGTTCTCGACTGCTATGCGGCGAACAGTGCAGGGCCTGAGCATTTTGCCGAGGAGATCAGGAAGCGCCGCGAGGAGCATGGCTGGATCGACGGCGTGGATTACGTTCCGCACGACGCGGCGCAGCGCAAGTTTGTCGAGGGCGCAAAGACGACGATTGACCAAATGGTCAAGCTGGGCCTGCGCCCCGAACTGGTGCCCAGCGTTTCAAAAGTGAACGGCATCAACGCGGCCCGCAAGACGTTGCCGCGCTGCGTGTTTCATCCGCGCTGCGAGGATCTCGGACTGGCTGCGCTCGAGCAGTACCGGCGTGAGTGGGACGACCAGAAAAAGACCTTCAAGCCGACCGAGGTCCACGATTGGGCGAGTCACCCTGCCGACGCCTTCCGATACATGTCGCTGGCCTGGCGCAGCGCACCTCGGCTGCTCGCCGACGTGGCGATTCCGCAACAGAATACCGGGTTTGTCCTTGACGTTCCGGAGGTGCACTAGGGAGGCCCGCGCATGGTTGAATCGTCTCCCGATGCAATGACGAAAGAGGATTTCACCTCTTACAAGTTCAAGGACAAAGACGACGCCAAGCCCTGGCTCGACATGATCGCCGACGCCGAGCGCGTGTTCCAGCCCTGGCAGGATACGTGCGACCAGATCGATAAGGAATATGCGAGCCTCGAGAAACTCAAGACGGCGGGCCGCAAGTCTCAGTTTCAGATGTTCTGGGCCAATCTCGAGACCCTTCTGCCGTCGATCTATTCTCGCCCGCCGCAGCCCGTTGTGGTGCCGCGGTTCAAGGACCGCAAGCCTCTGCCGCGTGAAACGTCCGAGGTGCTTGAGCGCGCGCTGGTCGCCAACGCCGAGCTGGACAATGCGCACCGCCAGTACCTGAAGGCCCGTGACGATCTTGCCCGATCGGGCCGCGGCGTGCTCTGGGCCCGTTATGACTTGCGCGGCGGCAAGTACGAGTATGCCTGCCTCGAGCACCTGAACCGCAAGGATTTCGTGCACGAGCCAGCGCGATCCTGGCCAGAAGTGGGCTGGGTCGCGCGGCGTTCATTTATTGGCGTCGACAAGGGCGTGAAGCGGTTCGGCAAAAAGTTTTTGAAGCTGGCGCTATCGGACAAGAAGACCGACACGCCTGAGGAATACACGTTCGACAAAAAGGCGGAGATCTGGGAGATCTGGCACAAGGCGCTCGGCGTCGTTTGCTGGGTCAGCCCCAACTTTGACCAGGTGCTCGACATTGCCGAGCCGCACATCAGCTTCGACGGGTTTTTCCCATGCCCCGAGCCAGCCTATGGCACCCGCGAGCCCGACAGCCTGAAGCCGGTTCCTGATTACCTCTACTACAAGGACCAGATCGAGGAGATTAACAGTCTCACTAGCCGGATCGCGGCGCTGTCGGATGCCCTGCGCCTGCGCGGTTTCTATGCCAGCGGCGTCGAGGATGTTTCCAAGGCCCTTGCAACCTCACTGAAGACGACGAGCGACACGGCGGTGCTGACGCCGGTCACGAGCATGGCGGCGTTTGGCAGTGGATCCCTGAAAGACGCAATCGTCTGGCTGCCGCTGGATATGATCGCCAGCACGATCAAGGAGCTGGTGATGCTGCGGCGGCAGCTGATCGAGGACGTTTACGAGATCACGGGGATTTCGGACATCATGCGCGGCTCGACGGCGGCCAGCGAGACAGCGACGGCGCAGCAGCTGAAAAGCCAGTACGGTTCGGTCCGGGTGCGCGAGCGCCAGGCGGAAATGGTTCGCCTGTGCCGCGACGGCACGGCGCTGCAGGGTGAGATCATCGCCGAAGTATTTGACCCGCAGTCGATCGTGATGATGACGCAGGCCGAGTTGCCAACGGCCCAGGACATTGCGGCGCAGGTCGAGCAGGCCATGCAGCAGGTCCAGCAGATGCCGCCGGAACAGCAGCAGCAGGCTGCGGCCCAGCTGCAGGAATTGCAGGCTACTGTGACGATCGACCAGGTCATCGCGCTGCTCAAGGACGAGCGCCTGCGGCCGTTCATTCTCGATATTGAGACGGACTCGACGATCCAGCCCGACGAGGATGCCGAGAAGCAGCGCCGGACCGAGTTCACGCAGGTCGTTGGCACGCTGCTGCAGAACGCCTTGCCGTTGCTGCAGGCCGCACCGGAAGCCGCAGAGTTTGTCGGCGAGATACTTCAGTTTGGCACGGCGCCATTCAGGGCAGGTCGCGGCATGGAAGGCGCGATCGACGACCTGGTCGAGAAGATCAAGGAGCGCGCGGCCCAGCCGCAGGACCAGGGCCCGGATCCGGAGACGATCAAGGCCGAAAGCGCCAAGCAGCTTGCTGAGCTCAAGGCCTCGAGCACGCAGCATCTGGCCCAGCTCAAGCAGCAGGGCGACCAGCAGAAGCAGCAGCATGACGGTCAGGTTCGCATGATGGATATGCAGGCGAAAACCGCCCAGGCCGAGGCCAGGCAGCGCGAGATCCAGCTCAAGGGCGAGATCGAGGTCATGAAGGGCCAGCACCAGCAGCAGATGCTTGAAATGACCGAGCGGCTCAAGGGCATGGATATCGTGATCAAGCAGCTCGACGTGCGTTTGAAGGAAATGGCGGTCGAGGAGGCCGAGAAGCGGGCGAAGATGCCGCCGCCCAAGCCGGGCGGATCAAACGGAGGGGGACAGCCGCATGCGTAAGACGTACCGCCTGTGCCGTTTCTGCGGCGAACTGCATTCGATCGCTGACTGGCCGGATAATCACCGCGAATTCATGCCCGACAACCGGTCAGAGCTGGCGGCGCCGATGATCATCCGGGACGAGATGGCGCCTCTCGAGGGTCAGCACAATGGTGAGGTGTTCACGTCCAAGCGCAAGCTGCGCCAGTCCTATCGCGACGCGGGCGTGATCGAGGTCGGCAATGACAGCTCGGTGCTCGACCCCAAGCCCCGCAAGAAGATCAAGCCCGACCGTGCGGCGATCAAGTTCGCGGTCAACAAGGCTGTGTCGCAGATCAACCTGACGACGCGCACCGGCGACGGAATCACAACGAGGTAAAGCATGACGATCGAGACAACTGCACCCGAGGCCCAGAGCGCGCCGCAGGCAGCACCAGGCGACGCCAAGGCTGCGCCGGCAGCTGACGCCAAGGCCAAAAAGGTCCCGAGCCTGCGCGAGGCTGTCGAGTCGGCCGCCAACGAGGTCGCCTCGCAGGAGCGACGGATCAGCGAAACCGAATCCGCAGCCCGAGTCCTGAGAGGTGAAAGTGAATACCCAGACGCCAAGCCTGATGCGAAACCTGCCCCGAAGCCTGACGCCAAGGCGGCAGCGAAACCGGAGACAAAGCCGGCCGAAAAACCAAAAGCCGACGCCAAGCCTGCCGACGCCGACGTAAAAGGCGCCGAGCGCGACGAGAGCGGACGGTTTAAGTCGTCCGATGCCAAGGCGCCAGAGCAGTCCGGAACCGCGCCTGGTGAGGCAGAGAACGCGCAGAGCGGCCAAAAACCGGCAGAGAATGCGCCGCCGCCTCGGTTCAGCAGGGAAGCGCAGGCAGAATGGGACAAGACGCCTGAGACGGTGCGCAGCGAGGTCCAGCGCTTTGTCAGCGAGACCGAGAAGGGTCTCGAGACCCATCAGGCCCGTTCGCACAAGTATGCCGAGATCGAGCCGTTCGAGGCGCTGGGCCAGCAATACGGCATGAGCGTCAAAGGCGTGCTCGAGGACTATGCCGGCATGGCCCGC